ATCAGTCCGCTTCGACCCAGCAACCGAGGCGATGGTGTCGACAACGCATCCGCTGATCTGCTGTCGCGCGAGCTATTTCTTGCGGACGCCGGTGCAGGGCGAGCTGTTCGTGATCCGTGGCAGGTTCTTCGCGATCCGCGACGTGAATGAGGATGGCGAGGGCGGCGTCTCGTTTCCCCTCGGCCTCGCATCTGTGACGCAATGACCCTCGAACCGCGCCCAGGGCTCAGCTTTCGGCATGTCCTGCGGGATGGCACGATCGCCATGCTCAAGGCAGCGAATACCATCGCTGGCGATCGGGTCGGCAAGGAACCGACCGTTCCGATACAGGCCGATAATCTTCCAATTCTCGCGGTCTATGTTCCTGCGGAACACAAAACGTCGATCAGCGAAGGCGGTGCGCCGCTCTACAAGGCTGCGCTCACCCTGCACGTGGAAGCTCGGGTTGCGAACGCCGATCCGAGCAAGGTGGTATCCGACCTCGACGTGCTGCTGGATCAGGCGCAGATCGCACTGCTGTGCAATCCGCACTTCATGCGCTCGAGCCCGACCTGGCCGATCGAATACGTCACCGAGATCATCGTCCGAAGCCAGATCGACGGCGATGGTGAGGTTTTCATCGGCAAGGGTTTCGTTTCGCTGATCGTCACCTATCGCGACGAATATCCGCCTGCGCTGCCAGATGAGCTGAAGCGGATCGTCATGATGGTGAGACCGTGGGCAGAGCCGCTGCAACCGCCGGCAGAGCCAGCATCGATCGTGCCGGAAATCAGCCTGGACGTTCAATAGGTGCCAGCATGAGCGTTTCGTTTTCCACGATCCCGCCCGATCTCAAGATCCCGCTGTTCTATGCCGAGTTCGACAACAGCATGGCCGGCGCAAACCTGGCCAAGCAGCGCGCGCTGATTCTCGGCCAGGCAATCGGCGCGGGCGGTGGCCCACCTTCCCCGATCTGGGTGTCCCCGCCGGCCGCCGCAGCATCGCAGTTCGGAGCGGCGTCACAGCTGGCGGCCATGGTGGCAGCCTATCGCGCCAATGATCCGGCAACCGAGCTATGGACCATGCCCTACGCCGACGCGGCGGCGTCGGTCGCAGCGGCTGGCGTGGTGGCATTGGCGGGCACGGCAACGGCGCCGGGTGTCATCCCGTTGCGCGTCGGTGGCGTGCCCGTCGTCACGGCGATCGCGGCAGGCGACACGGGTTCGGCGGCAGCCACCAAGCTCCTCGCCACCATGCAGGCGACGCCCAGCCTTCCGGTCGCAGCGACGGACAGCAACGGCACGCTGACGTTGACCGCCGCGAACAAAGGCACGTTGGGCAACACGATCCCGATCTCGCTGGCCTATTACGGCGCGCGAGGTGGTGAGGTGATGCCGCCTGGTCTGACCTGCACCGTCACAGCGATGTCCGGTGGCAGTGGCGATCCCGACCTATCCGGCCTAGCCGCAGCGATCGCGGCGATGGAGTTCGACTTCATCGTCTCGCCCTGGACCTCCGGGGCCGAGCTGGCGGCAACCACGGCCATGATGAACGACACCTCGGGGCGCTGGTCCTTCAAAGCGGCGAAGTACGGGCACGTGTTCACGGCGAAGCAGGACACAGCGGCGAACCTGCTGACGTTCGGCAGCACATTGAACGATCCCCACCTATCGGTGCTCGGCACCTATGGCAGCCCGACGCCGGACTATGTCTGGGCGGCCGCGTTCGCCGGTGCGTGCGCACCACCGATCAAGGCGGATCTCGCACGGCCATTGCAGACCATCCCCATCCTTGGCGTGCTTGGACCACCCGAGGAGAAGCTGTTCGCGTGGGATGAGAACCAGGCGCTGCTATCGAACGGGATCGCGCTGCCCGCGGTTGCTCAGGATGGCACCGTATCCATCATGCGCTGTGTTACATCCTACCAGGTCAACCATTACGGGACGCCAGACCAGTCCTATCTGGACTATGAGACATTAGCGACGCTGGCGGAGATCACGCGACGGCTCAAAGCGGCAACAACGCAGAAATTCCCACGCGCCAAGCTGGCGGATGACGGAACGCGGTTCGGTCCCGGCCAGCCTGTCGTGACGCCGTCGATCTACAAAGCGGAGATCATCGCCCAGTACCGGCAGATGGAGTTCGACGGTCTGGTCGAGGATGCCGACGCAATGGCGAAAGCTACCATCGTTGAACGCAATGCGCGCGATCCGAGCCGGCTCGACGTGCTATGGGCACCCTACCTCGTCAGCGGCCTGCGTATCGTCGCGCTGCTCAATCAGTTCCGATTGATTTCGGCAAATGATAGTCTGACGGACACCGCGGCTCCGCCAACTAGTATTGCATCGTAGCAATTTGAATATAATACTCCGTGTGTATCAGACGGGCAGATCTTCAGAGCTGTAGCATGAGCAAATAATTTAACAAGAACGGTGGGAGCGGATGAAAGTCGAACTTCTGGTGGCGCTTATCGCTGGTGCTGTCGCTCTGGCGTCCGGTGGCGGGACGATTTGGAGTTCGATAAGGAATGCGGAGAATTCCGCAGCGAACGCGAGGGCCATCGAGCAGCTAAAGATTGATAACGAGCGCCTTAAAGACGCAGCCCAACGACAAAGAGAGATATCCAGTTTTAGCGAGCCACTTGCCAGATCCGCGTATGATCTACAAAGTAGACTTTACAATATTCTGCGCCAATCCCTAGTAAACATCTATCTTGTTCGCGGAAATGACCGTGAAAGATCATATGTTATTAACAACACGGTCTTCCTTATTGGACAATACCTCTGCTGGACGGAGCTTGTGCGGAGGGAGATCCAGTTCATAGACCTAGGAGAGAGCAGCAGGACGCGCGAACTCTTGCGTCTGCAGGATAGTATTTATGCTCAATGGGGAACCGATCGGCAGCCACCTCTCTTGCGTATATTCGCGGGAGAGCAACGGGCAATCGGTGAGGCCCTAATACAGGCCGGCGCCCATGGGCGGGAATGCATGGGATATGGCGAGTTCCTCAAGGCTTTTGATACGGGTGTTAATCCGTTGATAGATGCACTCCGTGCAGACGTCATGTCGCTTGACAGCGGCCTTCCCCAAGCCACCGAACGATTAACGATTCTGCAGCACGCGTTGATCGATCTCCTTGAGATGCTTGACCCGGCATACCTCCGATTTCCTGGGGACCGGAGGTCGAAGGCATAACCAAACATCAAATGTATTGTTCCACTGCTGACCAAAGCGAACCTCGTCCTCGTCGCGTGAAAGTGCGGTATACCAGGAGGCCAATCAATGCCCGCTATCCCCACGGTCGGCGGCGTCGCCTATTTCTGGGCCGGCGGCCGGCAGCTTCGTGTGCGCGGCGACTTCAAGGTGCAGCCCAATAACTTCCAATGGGAAGGTGTGGCCGGCCAGGACGGCGTGCACGGCCGCAAGCGCGTGCCCGTCATCCCCACGGTGGAAGCCAATATTTCCGATGACGGTACGTTGTCCCTGCAACAGCTGGCCGCGATGGTAGATGAAACGGTCACGGTCGAGTTGGATAACGGCAAAACCTACATCTATCAGCAGGCATGGTACTCCGGCCTGGCACAGCTCGACACCGGCGAAGGGCAGATCGGCGCGAAGTTCGAAGCGCTGACCGCGTATGAGGAACTGGCGGCATGATGGCCGGATCAAGTCCGTCCATGACGGCGGAGGACCGCGCTGACGCGAGGGGAAGCAAACATGAGCGAATCACAGAACAACGGCCCGCATCGGCACGTGGATCCTGTGACGCTATCGAAGCCGATCAAGGCGCATGGTCGCGAGCTGTCCGAACTGACCCTGCGCCCATTGACCGGCAGGGACCTTCGTATCTGTGGCGCACCGTTCAAGGTCGGCATGCGCGGCGAGGAAGGCATTGTCGACACGCAGGCCGTGTCCTCGCTGATCTCCGAACTGGCTTCGGTGCCGATCAGCAGCGTCGACCAGTTGGTTGGCGTGGACTGGTTCGCGTGTTGGGGTGTCATCCAGGGTTTTTTGGACACGATGAGCGCGGCCGCCCCCTCGACGGCGACGCCGTCCTCGCCGCCTACTTCGATGCCGGTGCGTTCTGGGGCAACATCGAGCACGTGATGTCGCTCACGCTCCCCGAGCTACAGCTCTACCTGCAGCACGCCATGCGCATCCGGAATACAGTGAGGCACCAGGCCTGACTCATGGCGAATGCAGCGTTTCAGGTCATCGTCAGCGCGGTCGATCGGTCGTCCCCTGCCCTGGCAGCAATCAAGCGTCAGCTTGAAGGTCTGTCCAACGAGGTGATGCGCGTGCAGGTCAGAACCGCGCGGCTTGCTGCATTCCCGGCAACGCGCATGCGCCGCGCGATTGCTGGATTGACCGGTGGTTTCGCCACCATAGGCCGCCGTATCGGCGGTGTCTGGTCTGGTCGGACATCGCTCATGCCGCCCCTCGCCGCGCTGGGCGCAGGGACGTCGCTTGGCGGCATATTCGAGTTGGTGCGCCATGTCGCCGAGGCGCGGCATGAGCTCACACGCATGGCCGAGACGATCGGCATCGTGCCAACCCAGATGGCGCGCCTGAACTTTGCCGCGCGGATGTCCGGCACGAACGTAGAGTCGATGCAGGTCGGCCTGACCAAGCTCAACAAGGTCATGGGCGATACCGCGCGAGGCAAGAACAAGGATTTGGCCGCGCTGTTCCGGCAGATCGGCATATCGACGCAGGAGCTGGCGACCGGCAACGCGGCGACCGTCCTTCCGAAGATCGCCGCGTCATTTCGGGCGACGCATAGTGCGACGATGCGCGCGGCAATGGCGCAGGCGCTGTTTGGCCGCGGCTGGCGTGAGATGGTGCCGCTCCTGCTCTCCGCTCCGGAGGAGATGCGCGCGTGGATAGGACAACTCGATCGCCTCGGCTACAAGTTCACAGAGGTTGACGACAAAAACCTGACGACGTTCCGCCGCTCATGGGTTGGTCTGGAAACTGCTGCTGGAGGCTTCACCAACATGCTGGGCGCGCGCCTGGCGCCGGTGCTGACGCCGATCGTCAATCAGTTTACCGACTGGCTCACGGTCAACCGGGACTGGATTGCGACAGGCATCACCGATGCGCTGCGCGACTTCACCACCTGGCTCAATCAGCAGGACTGGCGCGGCCTCGCCCGCGACGCGGGCCTGTTCGCCACGGTGGTGGCTGATCTCGTCGGTAAGCTGGGTGGCGTGCGGGGCGTGGTGGAGATCATCGTCGGCTACAAGCTCGCCACCTGGGCTTGGGCCGCAGCTGCGGGGTTCGATGCCCTGGCCGTGTCCGCCAGGGCGCTCGCCGCATTGCGCCTCGGCACACTCGGTCTACCGCTCCTGCTCGGCGGCGACACGGCGAACAACGAACAGTCGAGCGAGGCCGAGAAAGCCACGCGCGGCGGTCAGCAACAGGAATGGCTACGCGATAATCCAAACCTGTCGACCCGCGTTTGGCGCTGGCTGTGGCCACCGCCCACGGGCATGCCGACAGAGGGCGGCGGTGACGGTACGGCGTCGGGTGATTCCCCGAGAGGCAGCGCTGGCGGCGTGTTTCCTGGCCCGCAGCTCGTTCCGCCGCCGGGCACCCGGCCTGGCGGCATCGGTCCGCTGCAGATCTTCCCCAACCTCTATGCGCCGAGCGCAGCACCGGCGATGCCAGAGGTGCAAGGTGCAGTCGATGTCAACGTGCGCTTCGTCAACGCGCCAGCTGGTATGCAGATCGATACGCAAAGCACCGGCCAGGTGCGCGCGCCACGCCCCGAGGTGGGCTACGCGTTCGGCTTCGAGCGGCTGGGCTACGCCTGATGACCGGATCAAGCCCTGTCATGACGTGTGAAGGGCGGGCCGATAGGCCCGCGCGTATGTAGCATGTTCGGCTTCATTGCCCTGCCAGTCATCTGGCGCGGTATCGCCTTCCGGTTCGGCACCTATGCGCTGCGCGGCGGACGCCGCGTCGCCGTCCATGAGTTCCCTACGCGCGACGATCCATTCACCGAGGATTTGGGCCGGCGCGTCCGACAGTACCGGGTCCGAGGCCACGTCATCGGTCCGCTGTGGGAAGCCAACCGCGATGCGTTGATCTCCGCCTGCGAGGACTCCGACCAGGTTGGAACGCTGGTGCATCCATATCTCGGTCCATTGCGCGTGCGCTGCATCGACTTCGAGGTGTCGGAGGACAAGGACCAGGGGCAGATCGCCAACTTCGAACTGACCTTCGTCGAAGCGGGCGAGGAGCCCGGCCCATCATCCTCCATCGACACGGCGCTTTCGGTGCTGAAACAGGTCGAGAGCGTCGTCGCTGAAGTGCAGTCGGCGTTCACCAACGGCATCGCCATCATCGGCGCGCGGGCGACGCTGCTGTCATCGTTCACCGGGTGGCTCGCCGGTTTGGTCGGCTCGCTGACGGCCCTGCCCCTGGCGTCAACCTACAGTCTTGCGTCGCTGTTGCCTGGCGTCTTCGACATGCCGACAGATCCCACCGCCACGGCCGGCGCAATTCTCGATGTGATGGGAGCCTACGCGCAGGCAATCGTTGACGGCGTCCACGGGCTTGGACCGAGGATCACAATACCCGGCGATCCATCGAGCGGCTTGGCCGGTCTGGCAACTTGGGGCGATGACATCCTGGCCGCGAACCCGGGCATCCCCGACTCATGCCCGGGGACAGGCTGGCTTCAGGCGGCGAATGCACGGGCGACCGTCGATCTGGTGCGCGGTGCGGCGGTGGCGGCGCTGGCCGAACTGTATGCTGGAATGGACTGGACCAGTGCCGACGCGGCAAGTGCGGCGCGCGACCTGCTCGCCGCTCTGTTGGACGCGCGCCAGCTCGCTGCGGCGGCAGCCGGACAGGACGCGCTGTTCGCAGCGTGGCAGGCGCTGGCCTCGGTGGCGTTGCAAGACCTGACATTGCGGGCACAGCAACTGCCGCAGCTCCTCACCTACGGGCGGCCACAGCCGCCGGCGGCGCTGGCGTTAGCGTATTGGCTCTATCAGGACGCGACGCGCGCAATCGAGCTGATAGCGTTGAACGATGCGCCGCACCCTTTGTTCATGCCGTCCACAGGCAATGCGCTGGCGGCCTGAGCCGCGTCAATCCGCATCGGCCGTGGGTAGTTCCGAAGGAGCTGATCGGGCAAGTAGAACCGGCGGCATACGGCCGGGGCAAGCTCACGGAGCAAAGTATCAGCGGTTGATGGTTCTCTATGGTGAAATTGCTCCTTGCCGTCGTGACTTGTGGTATGCAAGTCTGGCCTTGCCTGGGCACTTGACGCCGCTTACGGCGTGCAAACTTCCGGCCGAGCTGGGGCACCCGAGAACCATGAGCGAAGAAACTGGGATCATCAACGTAGGCTCCTGCCAGAATGCCATCTGCGACGTGGTATTTATACACGGTTTGGATGGAGACATTCGGAAGACATGGTGTGCGGAAAAGTCCGACTTCGAGCACTCATGGCCGCAGTGGGTAGCTGATTCGTTCCCCCGAGCTTGCGTGTGGTCAGTCGGCTATGACGCTGCCTC